TATGATAATCTTCAAATGGTTCAGAATAACAATTTCCACCAATATGATTTCTTTTATCAACTACTAATACTTTTTTACCTAATTTATTAGCTTCATAAGCAAAAATGGAGCCGAATAATCCGGCTCCAACAATAAGATAATCATATTTCATATGATTATTTTACATATTAACTTGGGTTTGGTGAAAAGTGCCCATATAGTCCAATCCCATCATAAATTTCTTCAACACCCTTATCTTCTCCACCCATGTCATTATAATCATAATAATTTCCAGGAAAAGACTTGCCATGCTGATTGAAAATACTTATTTCTTTAGGATTCATTTGAATTTTTTTACCCATCTCTTGCATTGGAACAACATTAGCTTTTGTATCTGGATATGGATTTCTTAGCATGGTCTCTTCATTGTATCCCGATGTGTCTTGATAAGATCTGTTAGCTTGATTACCTTCATTTAAGTATTCTTCAAGACCTTCGAAACCTGCTAAACCATCTAAAACTTTATATTGTCCATCTGGAAAAGAATGAAATTGATATTCATCAAATTGATTATTTGGCTCACCTTCTGGCTTTACAGTAAACCTATTACGTCTCTTTACAGGATAGTCATAATCTTGAGGATCATGAACAAAACCATATTCTTTTGCAGTTCTGTTTGGATTGTTAGAAGAGATTACATCATGTCGTCTTTGAGGTTTTATTTGATCAGGAACTTTATCTTCGTATTCGTGAGCTCTTTTTTTGCTGTCATCAAAATGCCTTCTCTCAGCTAAACTTTCTTCCATTGTTCTTAAGTGTTCAGGTTTAGCATGAAAGTTTTCTTTGATATATGCTGGGCTATTTTTGATTAAACTTGATGCATGGTCTTCCAAAGATTTTTTGTAATTGTGAAGTTGCATTCTTAATTTTAATTTTAGTCTTTCAGTGGAAGACAATTCGTAATTAAGATCACCATCGGTATATGTGTGTTGAACAGAAAGTTGTTTCTCAATATTTTCATCATTTACATTATATTGATCTAAATAAATATGGGTTTTTGAAAGAATTTTTTCAAAACTGTCGTCTTCATCAACATAAATATTAAGCTCAGAACCACCACGATTGGTGCCACCCCTTCCAAAAGGGCTACGACCAGGAGAGAAAGGTGATCCATTACCACCACCACCTACGCCACCAAATTGTGCGGTTTTGATATTATTTGAAGACATAATGTTTTTTTCCATAAAAATTTATCTAAACCTTCCACCTAAATTCATCAATCTTGCATTAGGAAGTCTTATAATTATTTTTGATGTTAAACATTCATAAGATACAGCAGCTACAGCATCGCAAATGTCATCTTTGTATCCTGACAAAGACTCGATGTAATATCTTTTGCCTTTCCATTTCTTTTGTAAAAATTGAAATTGGATTTTAGCTTCTTGCACTTCATTAAGTGGTTGTCTTTCACCACGCATATCAAGATAACTACCACCTGAAATATCATACATGTCAATTCTTTCTTCTCTAATTAATTGACTTAATTCAGTGTAAATATCTTCTTTGTATTGTTTATTAAAATGTTTTTCAACAATATTTATTCCAGCAGTTTTCAATCTTATAATTGAAGATTGTGAATTCCATTGATCAACACTAACTTGTTTAAATCTAAATCTTTTATGAAGATCAATGACATAATCTTCAACTTCTCTAGTGTCAATTGGTTGATTTTTGGACATTGGATTCCAAAAGTGAATGTGATCAATAACTACTCGCTTAAGTGGTCTATTATCAGGACCTACAGTTCCATACATAGGCTCTGTATGAGCAACACACAATGCATAATAATCTGATGTTCTAGCAGGATCTAAATGACAATAATATTCAAACATATTGTCAGCATATTCTTTTCTTTTGACCATACTCATGCTACTGAACATAGAATTAATCAAATCAGCCATAAACATAGGATCTTGAGAAGATGCACCAAATTCAGCCCCATATTGCATTTGAAATTCTGATGGATTTTTCTTTTTTTCGTTATCTAAAAATTCTTTCCCAATATTCGGATTTGCTAACCATGTTGGCAATCTCATTATCAAAGTCGTAGGATCTTCAACTCTGTTTTCATGCAAGTCGTGCAATAACCCAATAGGTCCTTTGGGGTTTGAAAGCATCATCATCTTTCCGTCTTTTCCAAAGGTTGCAAGAGATGGCTTCAAATCATCATATAATGCGTAATCTAATCCTGAATCGGGATTATCACCTGCCATAGCAGCAATTTCGTCCATGATTATGCACCAGCAAGTTAGACCAACAAGACCTGATGCACTTGAAGAACCACATTTTAAAGTTAAAGAACCAGAAAATGGATTTAACCCTTGAGCAGTACGGCGTTCATTTTCCTTAATATCATGGTCTGTAAGGAATCTCATTTCAAGTTCAGTGTCTTTGCCAATAAATGGATTGAAATATGGCGAGGCTAGTACTGTTTGTTTGATTTTTGAGAAGATAGCATTCTTTGCTTGTTCTTCATTTTTAGCAACATTCAATAAAACAATTTGATCAAATTCCATTAAACCATATCTGGCTTGTGGATGACCCATAGAAATCAATCTGTACAGTTCATAAAGTGCAATAGCTGAGACTAAGAATGATTTTCCACTACGTCTTCCAAGTACCAGTACAAGTTCTTGAAATTTGTATCTATTTGTACATTTCTCGTATATTTGATGTCTTAGTTTGGAATCTATTTCATCAGAAAACAAAAGATCTTTTTCTGATTGAAAACCATCAATAACAGGTCTATCTGATAATTTATCTACAAGTCTGATTGCATCAAAGTTTGTAGCTTCTTCTTTTGCATCTTCATATCTTTTTATTCTGACATCATCATCTAAATTAACGCATTCAAGACATGGAGAGTTATCAACTGTAAAAAGTGGTTTTACTATTTTACCAAGTTTCTTTTTTCTTAAAGTATCTTCCTCATTGTCCTTGATATGTTTCCAAACGCACCCTTCGCATCCATTTCTTTCTTCTAAAGGAACATCTTGAATTTCTAAATTTTCATTTCCTTCTTGCCCCATATAAAAACACTTGAGAATCAATCTTTGCCAAGGATGTGGCTTCAGATTACAAAAATAAGGGTGTTCTATAAATGTTATGATGTCTACGATTTGATCAGGGTTAAATCTTGTCTTCTCTGGTTTTTTTGGAGGGGATATATCAGTTCTGGCACTTGGCAAAATGATATCGTCAAACTCAGATGCATAGCCAGTGTCTTTGAAGAATTGAGAAACTTCATTAGCTTGCTGCATAAGTTGACTTTTGAGGTCATGTTGCGCTAATTTCTGCGGATTTGGTTTTCTCATTAGTTGTCAGATTGAATTTTGCTCTTCAGGGTTTGTATTTCTTCCCTAATAATTCTTTTATCAGTTTCAGAATCCATTTTTTCATGGAGTTTGACAAGTACATCAAAAATATTTATAGCATAGATACCTTGATTATCTCTTGCTTCTTTTAGATATAAAATTTTTGTAATTAGTTTTTCAACCATTGCTGCTCTTTTGAGCTTCATATCATTATTTTTGGAACAATCCATTCCACGAACATCGTCAAGCTCCACAAGTAAAGCTGTAAGTGCTAATTGATGTTCTCTAAAAATCCAAGGAGCAATTAATTCTTCTCTTTGCTCATAATTCTTCAGACCTGAAGTTGCAATTTTCTTAAAATCACAATGCTGGTCCATGTGTGTGTTAACTTGAACCCAGTTAAGTTTTGCATCAAAATACTTGTGGAAAAAATTGATTACTGATTGTGGCTTTTTACCACTTTCAAGATATACATGTTCAGCTAAGTCTCTAAAAGCTGAAGTACAAAGTGAACATCTTGGTTCAATAAACTGAGGATATTGAATATCACTCATATTGTCAGGAGGAAGAGGAGATAAGGGTCTATCTCCTTCTTTCAAATCCTTGAACATTCTAGAAGGTTTATCTATTGTTTTATCTACAGCAGGAATGATAGCATCAACAATCTCTTCTTTATTATTATCTTGCATAATGGCTTTATACAAAGCAGAACAAGCCACTACTAGAGCGGCTTGTGCATTTTTTAGGATGAATACTAATCA